CACCAAGAGCTCCTTTAGCGATTCCTGCGATTCCTATCTTTTTAGAAGCTGCCGCTATGATCGCAAAAGGTACTGCAAATACTAACATAGCTAATCCTGCTTTAAGAGTCCAATCTAGAGGCGGAGCCGTAAATCCAATACTATTTAAAGAACTAAACATAAATGCGGCTGCTACGATAGATCCTGCTATAGCGACTGTTCCTATAGTTGCAGCGACCATTCCTTTAAGTCCTACTTTCTTAGAAACTTTTGCTATAATTGCAAAAGGTACTGCAAATACCAACATTGCAAGTCCTACTTTAAGAGTCCAATCTAAAGGTGGAGCAACATATGATCCTATTTTTAATAAAGATTGAAATACAAAAGCAATAGCTGCAATTCCAGTAGCTATTACTGGTAAAGCAATTGCTGTAAATATCATTTCTTTTAAAGAAAGTCCTTTAACTGCTTTTGTTATTTTACTGAAAGAAAATGAAAATATAAATAAAAGTAAACCAGTCTTTATTATCCATTTAAGAGGTGGTAATGGTGCAAATGTAGTTGGCATTATTTTGTTAAATACTATTGCAACTAATGCGATACCTGATGCTATAGCAACCATAGCTGCTGTTCCTGCTGCTATTTTCTTAAGTCCTTTAGCATTCATTGTTATTCTTGCTCTAGCTAAACCCCTAATAATAGCGCCAAATGCATATCCTAATGGAACAAACATTAGTCCTAATAGAATAGCACTACCTGCTTGCTGCATTGATATTGGTTTTATTAAGCTTATTATAAAAGAAGATGCCATAATACCGACTGACATTGCAACCATTGCAAGTGAAACGCTTCCAGCCATTTTCATAGGATTTTGCATTGTTAATCCTTGTGACTTTCCTACTAATCTTGCTAAAAGTCCGCCACCGTTTAATGATTCGGCAATATCGCTAAATATTGGTGCAATTACTACAAATAATCCACCTATTGCAAGTGCAGTTAGTAATTGTACACCACTAACCGGAGTTACAAATGATAATAAACCAGAAGCTGCTACAATAGCACCCGCCATCGCAACAACAGCAAAAGCTGCAGATGCCGATGCAAACATGTTTGGCATTTTTAACTTTTGTGGTTTTTGGTTATTGTTTTGTGTATTAGAAGTTGCCTTTATTTGTTCTTTTATTAATAGTTTTATATCTGTTAAAAGAGAAGTTTGCTTTTTAAACTCTTTAGCATTATCAGACGTTACTTTAACAAGATCAATTGTCAAGACGGAATGAATCTCATTAAGCTTTATAGACTGTCCTTCTATTTGATTTGCTATTCTTTGTAATGGTGCTAATAGTATTTTCATTGAAATTTATACATATATTTTCTATATATTATTTACTATCTATATATTACAAAAATAACGGACATATGTCCGTTATTCTTTATAGTTTTGGTATTTTCATATTCGGTACCTTCATATTCGGTACCTTCATATTACTTGCCATGTTAGATCCTTGTTCTTGTTGAGATGAATTTTTATCATTTTCTGCTTTAAGAAATTCTAATAAATCTGCAACTAGATAATGGAATTCATAATACTCCATATTTTCTAATTCACTTGGTTGAATATGTAAGTTTTTATAAATGTAAAACTTCGTCTTAAAGAAGTTCTCCAGAGATATCTTGAACAATGAAAAGAGACTTGATTCCGTCGCGAAACCCAATTGGGACGTCCTCCCAGTCATCCCCAAGCTGTACAGCCATATCAGGCTTTACACCTATTTTTATTTGCTCTGCTAGCTTATAAATTAAACTATATTTAGTATTCGACCAGCTATTCATTTCAACTTCGAATTTAAATATTTCGTTTTCTGAAAAACCCCTCCATTCTGATACCATATAAGGCATAACCTGTAATACTGATTGGTCAATACTTAAATTATTTTCCTGGCGGTCTTTGATATAAGATGTCATTTTTTGCATAACACCTATTGTAGGTGGAGAAACTTTAAGTACTCCAAATGATTTTGTTTCAATTAAGAAGGTTCTGGCTTCATCGTCGTAATATTTATCTAAGTTATCAGGAACTTTGAAATACGTAAAATTATCTTTCTTAATTTCTATAGTATGCTTATTTCCTTTTTTGTCAATATGCTCAACATTTAAATTAGATTCTGGCTCAGGAAATGTTAAATCTCTTATTGATAATATTATAAAAAATCTATCTTCCTCTAGAAGATCTTTATAAGACATTCTCTTTTTATTATGTGTTACTCTAATACAAGATTCTACCATCGAATTTAATTTATCATCGACGTCTAATATATTGTTTTCATCTATTGTTGAAAAGTGTCTTATTTCCATTACTTTAGCAGAACGTATATGTATTTGTGTTCCTTTAGGGTAAAACATACCAGCTGATGGTAATGAATTAACAGGAATTACATGATATCCTAGAACAACATCAGCATCATTTGCTTCTGGTTGTTTAAATTTATCCATATTAACTTTTCCTAAATCTGATGATTCTTTCATTTTCTCTTGATTCTTAACAATATTTTCATATGCTGTATCAAGGTCTTGGTCTTGATTTTTTTTGTCGCTCATTGATTACTTCTTTTTAAGTTGTTTAATATTCTCTTTTTTCCATTCTATTATTGAATCACTTTTTAACTCAATTTCCTTTCGAATTGCATCTCTTATGAATGCAGATATTGATACTGGTCTTTCTCCATTTTCAATTGCATCAGTTAAGATAATCCTGTTCATTAGTGTGACTTCTGATTCTGATAGAAGTACTTGTAATTTTCTTGTCAGTTTATCCATGTATAGTTATTATTATATCAATATAATATGTTTTTGTTTCATAAAAATAGGGAAGACTATAAAGAATTCCCTATCTGTAAATTTAATATTAAGCTAAAACTTCTTTAAAAGTATCACATCTCCAAGTAACTTCAAGAGCTTGTGCTTCAGTTGTTTCATAACTTAGTTCAGTCGTAAATGGTAATCCAGAAGTAATAAAACAATCTTCTAAAGTTACGGTTCTGTAAATATCTCCTGCTCTGTTAAATTGAACTATTACTATTGTTCCAACATAGTCTTTCTTTAATCCCATTGCACCTGTTTGTGGATCGTATTGATTATTATACCATTGTCTAATAGACTTGTATAAATATGCTTGGTTAGCGTCATTTAAATTTAATGAGAAATCGATTGCAACATCTATTGACGTAGAATCAGGCATTCCTGCAAATGAACGTGTTGAAAATTTATATTTCTGTTCAACTGCTGAAACTTCTTTGTATAATTCTAATCCTGAAATAGAGTTTACGTGCTGAAGCATTAGAGGAGCATCTGCTACTCCTGCTGGAGGTAAAACTGTTACTTCAAATAAGTTCGCTTGAACTGGTTCGAATTGTCTACCGCTTCTACTTGTTTGATCTTGTGAATAATGTGGTAAAGCCATTGTTTATATTGTTTTTATTTTTTTATATATCTGATTAACTAAAGTTACCTGTTGATATTTCTCCAGTATTTAAAATTGTAGTTCTATGTACTACTATTTCTAGTCCTTTAACAGGTTCTATTTTAGTGTCTATAACACCAATATTATTATCAATAATTTCATTAGTATTATTAGATTGATCCATTACGTTTTGAAATTCAAAAACACCTCCGTCTGCTTTAACTGATTCCATAAAAGAATCTGCTAAAGTTTTAATTTCTAATCTAGTTTGAGTATTATTAAACTGAAATACGTAATCTTTTAGGATATTTGAAATACCTTCTTGTATAAAAATAAGAGCTTCTCTAACATGTGCTGAAGAAAGCGCTGATTTAATAGACTGTTGTCCAGTTTTGTTTCCTAAAATCGTAAGTCCAACTCCTCTTTGAAATACAATTGGATTAATTCCGAAAGGCTCTAATATATCTCTATCTGCTTTATCGAAAGCATATTCAACACCCTTTAATCCTGATCCTCCAACAACTCCTCTTCTTGGACCTGCAACTATCGACCATGGTTGAGCACTTGTATATTTATCTATAAAGTTGTTTGATACGTATGCTGCAGGTGGAACTGCTAAATCTTTACCTCCATCTGATACTAATAGACCTGGTCCATAATAGAATGCATAATTTGCTCCTTGATTAATTCCAGGTAAAGAATATGTACTTGTAGGATTTTTATCTAAATTTCCTCCTTGTGCAATATATTCTACTTTAAAATCTCCTTCTGCATTTGTAAATGAAGGATTTGTTGATTTTTTAAAATCTGCAACAGTTGGTGCATTTAAGATAGCTGAAGCGTTCTGTCTTGCTTGAGCTAATGACGATAATTGTGATTTATTTTGTAATTCACCGTCATTTGAAGTAAATGTATCTACCACATATCTAAAATCAATTATGTCTTTATCAATTAATCCAGCGTATAATCCTGTTCCTCCTTTTAATGCATCAAGAGAAGTGCTTATTGTTTGATCTTCAATTAATGCTCCAGGTAAAGCGAATGGTGTATAATACATTGATGCAGATTCCCATGATTTATAGAATTCATCTGCCCAAGTTCCATCTACTTCAACATCACAATATACAGTATACAATGATCCTTCTTTAGATACTCTCTTTACTTTTGCTAATCTATCAGTAACTGCTGCTGCAACATAATCCCCTGCTGATATAGCAATTGAAGCTGGTGTATTTGATAATTCTGCGAAATCAATTGAAAAGTTAGAACCATTAGCTTGATAAACTCCATTTGTTGATTGTTCTCCTGCAAATACTTCTGCAACTGCCCTATCTCCTGCATTAATTTTATAAGATAATAACTCAGTACTTGTTGGATTATAACTATGCCCTACTAAATCTATATTAGATCCAGTTTCTTTAAGTACAGCATCTTCATCAATTGCACAAAATAAACCTGTCTTTCTTGCTTCAGTGTTAATTATTGATTCAACATATAAGCTTCTTCCTTCTAAATCTTTAAATCCTGGGATTAGAGATCCTGTATATTGTGCTTCTAAAGTAACTTGTCTTAAATTAGCAAATTCTGCTAATTTAGATTTGTCTAATCCATCTGCATTAAAGTATGCTCCATATACTGGATCATTAGATACATTTGAAAAATCTCCTTTAAATACGAAAATGTCTACCATAAAATCAGAAACGTAATCAAAATCGTTCATGAAGTCAGGTACATTACCTTCACCATACCAATCTCTTGCATTAATATCAAAACCTGCAACGTCTTGTGCTTTTCTAATAAAAACAGTAACTGCTGATTGCTTAATATTTACAAAGTTAATTGCATTTGTATCACTTGATCCTTCGTTTGCTAATTCTGTAAGTACTTTTGAATCAGAAGGTACCATAAACTTATCGTTATCGAAATAACTTGTATAAACTGATTCCCCTGTTACTGCACCACTAGTCATATTTCCATTAGAAACTGGCTTTGCAAATCTTGCTTTAGAACTATCTGTAAGTTTAGCAAGATTTAATACTAAAATAGGTCCTCTTGAAAGAGCTTCTAATGCTGATCTGTGAAAAAACATTCCTTTTTTCTCTAGCCTTTTATCAATAGAGCCAAATACGTTAGTAAAATCTTCAGCGCTTGTAATAAGTATTGGTGTATTGTATGGTCCTTTTTTAGAGTGACCTACTAACAACCTAAGTGTTTCAATGTTTATATCTGATGTAATAGACTTATCAAATTCTAACTGATATACTCCACTAGATTTAAATTGTAATAAATTCGGACTTATTGCCATAATATTATATTTTTATTTTTATTGCTTTTGTTATATATCTTTATTATTATGTGCATATTTACAATAAGTCATAAATATCAAACTGTAATGATCCCTCGACATTATTATCTTTATATAAGGCTTTTTCCATCAGTTTAACCTTTTCCTCTGGTATAATATCTAGCAATTCTTCAACATAATCTGCATAATCTGTTGTTGTAAAAAATTCAGTTGCAATTACTGTTGACATAATAATATCATCATGTCCCATTTGTGCACCATAACTGTTATTTTTAAGTACTCCAAACAAACTTGCCTCTTGTACTGTTAAGATATCATTTATTTTTATTTTGTTTAATTCTATTTGCTTTTTAAAGTTTTGGCAGAATACTGACTTGTTATCACTTTTTAATCTAATACCAGGTTTAAGTGTTTTAGAATCATGTCTATGTTTAAATCTTAAAATCATTTCATCCTCAAAATCATTACGACCAGGAAACACAGTACTTAAATATTGTAACAATATACTTCCATAAGTATTGTACTCTATTATTAGTTTAGTGTTTTCTGAGTTAAATATATCCAGTGCTAATGTATATAATATCTTTGCAAAATCTTCAATGGGATGTTCGTTACTTCTAAACAAACCAATCTGGTCTAATTTAAAGAAGTCATACATTGCTCCTGGACTTACTAGGTTTTCTATATCTATGTCTTCCATTGGTAAAACTTCAAACATATTAATAATTGAAAAGTCTCCTCCATTACCTTCTGCAATATCCACCGAGAACATATAATACTTTTGTGAATTTCCAGCTTCTTCTGGATCAAAATGAGGTGCAAATCCTAGAAATCCTTTAGTATCTATATGTATATTATCGAATTCCTCAAAATCATACCATTCAAACTTTTTAGCATTTGATCTTATATTCTTCATAGTACCTGGACTTAATAACAAACTAGAAGAACTAGTAAATTCATTTCCATATTGCCTATTAAAAGAATCTTCAGATCCTAAATTTCCTAGTTCTCTCTTATACCAAGCATCGTCTCTATCAGGGTGTTGCCACCAGTCAATTCTAGTTGGTTTATATTCATTGTCACCTTTTTCTGCATCCGCATAAATTTCATAAAACTTATTAAATCCGTTTGGTGTTGATGTAATATTAATTCTAGATACTTTAGATGCTGATAATGTTGGATATACATTTTCATAGAATGAATTTACAATAGTAGGATGAATATGTGCAAACTCATCAAGATATAAATTATGAATTGTAAAACCAATACCTGATTTCGCAGTTGTTGATTGACCAACAAGACGACATCCGTTATCAGCACGAACATTCATAACGTCGTACTTAATAATCCCAGGTTTCATAAAGAATGGTAGGTTTTCTAAAACTACTTTTGCTTTATCTATAATTTCTTTTGTTGATTCAGATTTATTTGCAAGTAGTAATGTAGTCTTGTCGTAATTAAATGTAGTATACCATGCATTAAATATAGAGGCGGTAACTGTTTTACCAATCTGGCGCGATGCTAAAACTATATTAAATCTATTGTGTTGAAAGTCTCTTAGCATTTGTTTTTGATAATCTCTAAGAGCAACTTGTTGAATACCGTCATCAGTCATCACAACAGCATAGTTGTCTGCAAAGTATACAATATCATTAGCACATTTTGCTAATTCTGTAATTTCTGCATTAGTATATTCAAATACAATACGACCTCTTCGTAAAAATTGCTTTCCTTCATAAAAAGGCATAGAAACAGACGGACGATAACCCTGATCCATCGCTAACATTAACTCATTAATACTCTTGGTAGACCATATTAGTTTACCCGCTTCTTCAGCGGATTGTCCTTCTGGTATCCACCTGTTATCTCCAACATAATTATCATCTGCCATATTTATTCTTCTGTTATTTCAGCGTCTTCTATATCGTCATTTTTAATACCTTCTTGTATCATTCTCATTATATCTTTAGTTCCTCGCTGAACATTATCTCCTGTGGTTGGTCCTCTACTTGTAGATTCGCTTATTTCACGAGTATCATCTCTTTTTTTATACAATTCAATATCCCTTGCCATTCTTTTAGCTCCTTCTTCAGCAGCCATAAGATACATTGTTTGTGATTTAATAATGTCTAACATTGATTTTTGTAAAGTAGCAAGAACTTCAAACATTCTTGGAGCGATTTCACCGTCCTCTATTGTTTCTAAAAGAGTTGTTAAAGCTCTTTCACCTGCTTGTAGTTGATAGATTAAAGAGGACATTGTCATCTCATCTATTTTTTTCTTTGCTATAATATATTCGTCTTTTTCAATAATATCTTCATCTAGATAAAATTTCATTAAACTAGTAATTGTCCTAGAAGCCTTTCTACTTGCACTTTCCTTTAACTGTGTATACGACATTCTAACTGGAAGATCTTTCTTTGAAGGTAATTCAGGATCCGTATTTATTGTAGATTCAATAAGATCATTATTTCCTATTAGAGCATCTAATTCTTTTCTAATATCTTCTGCTTGTGATTTTCTATTCTTGTTATCTCCTCCCATGTATATTGTGTTGTTATATGTCTATTTATTCAAATTTATCTAGCGTTCTTAAATCGCTGATAACCTAAACTTGGTATTGCATTATCTATAAGTATTGATAACTGGTTGTCTCTTACAACATATTGATTTAATATATTACTATGTTGTTCTTCTTCGATCACATTGGTAAATACTCTTATATTTGTCATATAAGTTTTGTTACCTATTAAATGGTAGTTAGAAGATGAATTCCATGCAATAGGTTGGCCTATTTCTAGTGTTTCTTTATATTCTTTAATTAAATTGTTATTATTATCTTGAGGACGAGATCCTGGTGTATTACCTAAGTTATTAGTTGAATCTAGCCTATACAACGAGATTGAAGATTGTAAAAATTTGTTATTAATATTTAGTATTAAACCATACCATTCTCCTTTTTGTAAAAGTGTATTGTGATTCCATTCATAATCTACACCGTTTGCAGTTACTTTAAATTTAGTATTACTAATAAACAGTTTAAAACCTCCGATTGCTTTTAAATCTCCAAATAAAACATATTCATTAGTGTCATTGTTTTCAAATTGAGGTGAAAACCACATACTTGTTGCTAGATTATCTGTAGATTTTAGTTTGGATGGAATTGAGTATTCAATAGCTGTTAATCCGGTATTAATCTTACTTAGATCATAATAATTTTTACTAACAATAGTCCATCTGTTTTTTAAATCATGATTTACTATTGATAAGTTAGTGTGTATAAATCCTCTAATACCATCTCTATATGCAGTTGTAACTGTTTTAAATTGTTGGGGGTTTGTAACCTTTTCTTGTTCTTCTTTTTGTCTTTCACCGAATACCTCTTCAACTCCAGTAGTTAGACTATCTGTATCTACTTCAAACTGATTTTTAATAACTGATGTTCTTTCTTGGTATTTAACAAGATTACATCTCCAGTATGAAGATACTTTATTGAATTCATCGGCTATTGATAATGAACTGATTTCATACATTTTGTTAATCAGCGGAATATACATATAATCCTTACTTCTAGGTGATTTACCAGCGCCGAATACTTTTTCAAAAGCAGATGCAACTATGTGTATTTCAAATTCTGCAAATTCCATTCCAAAAACGTCATAAGTCATTGATTCATCTGGAAATTCATTATCAGGAATTAGTATTTTTATATTTTTTTTATCTACTACATTATGCAAAGAATATTCCATTAAATGCACATCTTCAGTTCTAGCATCGGGTGCTGTTCTAAAATATTGAACTTGGTGTCCAAATATATTACTGGTCATGTCAACCATTTGTTTATATATGTTGGATGATTTATTTAAGTCGTATGGATTAAACAAATTACTGCTATCATCGCATTCTATTATATTAGCACAGCCATACATAGCAAATGGATCATCACATTCAACACAAAAATTAGGGCAACTAACTACACTTCCATCATTTGTTACAAGTGAATACGTCATTGAAATTACTGTAAGAGTATATCCTGTTGATATTGCTGAAACTTCTGCCTTAACATCTATCCATAATGGTTTTATTGGATCAAATGTTATCCCAAGTAAGTTAGGATGTCCGTTATCTTTATTTAAAGGTCTTAGCTCTGAGAACTGTGTATTATCACTAGACCATCTATATTCATAATCAAAGTAATTATTAGAATCTGTTGGTAAATAAAATTCAATACCCTTTGTTGTAAAATCAGGTGCTGTTTGTAATGTTAATTCATTTTGTGTAATAACCGAATCTATTATAAAGGTGTTGTTTCCTATTATAATAGATTCACCTACATTAAGATGATTAAAATCTGTGATATCACCGTGAATTGTAGTTGAATCTGCTATCGTAGATATCGTTCCAACTGTTTTATAGTTTTGCATACCTACTAATATTACCCAATCACTAATACTTACTGTATTATAGTATGGGTCATTATGTGATGCAATTAAACTATCACCATATTCTGTTGCTGTAAATCCTGTAACCATTATCTTTTAATATTTTGATTGACTTCGTCTTCTGGTTTAATCTTTTCCCCAGCGATCCATGAAGCAACAAACCCAGTTAACGATGCAAAATAAATAGAAAGATCCTTAAGAGGTGCATTGAATTGTATTGATATTGTACCTGCAATTGCCCATATTAAAACAACAATGTATATCATTAATTCTCTCCTGGATATAGGTCCTTTGCGCATAATACTTGTTTTGCTACTAGGTCTCTTTGATTCGGCCCATATGTAAGTAGCAGCATATGCTTTTAAAACAGCAAAATATACTGCTAAATCAGTAAGGCTTGACTCTTTGACCACTGCAAATATTCCCATTATAATCCATAAAAGAACTATAATGTATATTAGCCCTTCTCTCTTTCCTAATTTATTAAATAATGTCATTAAAACGATTTATTTAATCTATATATTCAGAAAAATATATTAGTAATCTGTAACTATTAATGCTAGAGGGTTGTCACCTTCCATTTTTTGATCAATAATATCCATGAGAGCTGTTAATAATGGTATAGGATCTTCAAGTGTTTCATCATATTCTAGGTCTATTTCTTTTTCAATCCAATAATCTATTTTATCTAACACATCGACTATACGCATTCTATTATAATGAATTCCATCTTCTAATATCTCTAATTCCTCTAATATAGGATTAATGACTTGTAATTCATCGATATCAAACATTTCTTGTAGATCTATTGTCATTGCAAGGATCTTAAATTCAAACTTTAGTATCTTATGTCCTTCCGACTCTATAAGTCTTGTAAATTTCTTATCTAGGCTAAGTGTTATTTTTACAAGTTGTAGATTCGGCATATCATTAGACATGATATACAGGAAATACGGTGAAGTTACTTTTTTATGTAAGAAATCAGAGCCAGTTGATTTAATCCTATTAATCATAGGTAAGTAGTTAGCATCTAATATAGTCGACAATTGGCTTATACTAACCACAACGGACGTTTCGTCAACTTCAATGTAATCTAATTGATTTTTAATTTGAACCCATAAGCGGTTGTCTATGTGGTTATATTTATGCAATGTTACGTCAATCGCAGTTGGCAGTGTATTGCTATTCATTTATTGTGCTTTTTTTAATACACTTTCATAGATCTTTCGATAGACTTAAGTGATGTGTTTAACTCAGAAGGTGCAAACTTTTCTAGTTCTTTAAACTCTCGCATTCCTATTTCATTCTTGTCCATAAATAATCTAACAGCTTCGTCACTTGGGATATAAACACCTTTGACTGGTTTTGCTTTCTTTGCAGATTTCTTAGTTTTAGTGTATATCCATCTAGGAACTCCCTTAAATCTAGTGGCAACCATAGCCCAACTATCAATTACTGCAATAGGATTTATTCCGTTGACATTAAATAATTGAGAATTTCCAGGAAACTTAATTGCAAAGAATCTATTAATCATAAAATGATGTCTCTTCTTATTATAGTTTTTTATGTTGTGATAATCCTTTGGCTTTGTAAACATAATTTTTATAAAGTCAAATAGTTTAGTTTCGTCCATATTTTAGAATAACTCGTTTGTTATTTTATCGTTATTTGCTTTCTTTGTTTCAGGTGTTTTTAATCCGGCGAATGGATCGTAACCACCTGGCGCGCTTGTTCCTTTTTTCTGTAAATAATCAGTTCCTTCTAATATTACTTCCATTTTAGTTAACTTTGTAAATATAGGTTCTACATGAAAATCAGCTTCAATTGCTTTATATATTTCTTTTTGAATAGGATCTGGTATCGTATTAAAATGAAGTAACATAAGATCTAGGTTTTGATTAAATCTACCTTTAATTTCTTCTATTGTAGATTTATCAATAACTTTATGTATGATATCGACAATACTGTTTACGCTATCTTTATTAAAGAAGTCATCTATTGAAAAGCCACCGTGTATTTCTTTATATTGATCTAATATTTTAAATGCATTCTTTTCTGTGATAGAATAATTCATGATTTTACCAGACTTTGCAGTCTTTGTCCAAGATACAACACTTTTAATGTTATCACTTTTATCACCTTGTAATATCTTAGTGAATATAAAATCATCGCAATTGATTTCTTCAAAAGAAACTGCATTCTTAAGGGCCCAATCTGAAAGATTCTGTTTCATTTGATCATGCATAACATTATTTGAATTCATGTTAAACATTAAATCATCATTAGTCATAGTATCTGTTGCTCTTTCGTTTAAAACATCTTCGAAACCTTCAAATGTTATAAGTTTACGCTTAGAGTTATAATACCATAAAGTGTATGCATCTGTTGCTTTATTATAGTTAACTAATTGAATTAAATCTCTATCACCAGTCCATGCAATACAGTTTCTACCTTCATTGTTTAATTGAGTAGACCATCCAAACATAACATCATCTGCTTCTGCTCCCTTTACTTGGTGAATTACAACACCTTGCTTTTCTAAAATGTCTTGCCATGCTTTATACGTTTCAAAGACATTAGCCCAGTTTACTGAATCATCATGTACTCTAGTACCTTTGTATTGTGCTTCTGGAAAAAGGTCTTTACGCCATGATTTTGCATCGACAGCTACAACAACTTGATCTACGAAACCTGACATTCTTCGTAATTCAGATGCAAAGTCAATACATAATTTACGCATTAAACTTGCTTGTGAATCTTTTGTTTTTAAAAGCTGTTCTCCTTTGGGTCTTGGTAATACAAATAATCTACTGTGTAAAAAGTAATTACCATCTATTATTAATGTATGTTTACCTAATTTCATAATCGGTGTGTTTTATTTGTGCTATGTGTAAATATAAACTTTTTTGTGGACATATAACAATTATTGTCTAACTATTTCCTGTAATTTATATATGCATGCGAGTAGTGTTATGACTTGGTCAATTACCATGTTACGCTGTGCTTGATGTTCAGCCACTATAACTGCGATTTGTGGAATAAATCTGGTCGCTGATTGTTTTTCTGATTGTATATATTGTATGAATTCATCACCTAGTGTTTGTAAGACATCATCAACTCTATTTGAGTATTCTCCGACAATGTATTGATAGTTCTTAACCGGGTCTGTTTCGTTAAATATCAATTCGAATACATCTTTGTATACTGAATTAAATTTCTTAACGTCTGCTACTGTTATATTTGTAGTTCCTTGTGTTTTATATCCTTGTAGTTTATTAAGAGTTGTTCTTAAATCAGGAAAGTTACGTTTAACAAATTCAACTAATGCTGGTTTTTCTATTGTCATTCCTTCCTTTCCACAAATTTCATATACTCTTCTAATATATTTCTTTGTTAGTTCGTTTTCTTCCTCTTTATCAAAATCAAAGTTGATTACTTCGAATCTTGAAAGGATTGGATCTGGTAATTTATTAATGTAATTACATGTTGCAATAAATCTTGAATTTGATGCAAAGGTCTCCATGGTTGCTCTTAGTGCTTTAAAAAATTGGTCAGATACTCCATCAACCTCATCTAATATAACTACTTTAAATTTATCTCGGTCATCTAAGATAGACATTGTTGAACAAAAGTCTGTAATCCTTGTTCTAATGACATCTACTGAAGTATCTGTTGATGCATTAATATAAAGGTATGGTAGTTCAAACTGTTGTACTATTGCCTTTGCTGTTGATGTTTTACCAGTGCCCGGTGATCCTGCAAGTAATATGTT